TCAATAAACCTGTAAATGAAAAAGAAATGGTAGAAATGGCTATACAGATGATGGGGATAACAAGTCTATCAACAGCATTAGCAAAAATACCAGGCGTAGATGATGTAGAAATGGAGCTAGCCAAGATTGAAGAAGAAAAGAGAATGTATATTGATTTAGATAACCTAGAAGATGGAGAGGTCGAGGAAGATGAAGAGATTGATATGTAGACATGAGTGGGAATATATAAAAAAACCAAACAAAGTGGTATTAGTGCAATGTAGAAAGTGTGGGAAGACTGAATTTCATAGTAAAAATAAAAAATATATATTCTCTAAGTTAGTTAATAGAACATATTGCTGGTGTCCTAAATGTAAAAATGATTTAGTTAGAGATAGTTTTGTATCAGATAAAGATGGGATAGTAACTTATAAATGTAACTGGTGCGGATATAAAAGTGCATGGGACTTTGGGATAGCACCAATACCAATACTATTAGAAAATAAGGATGAATGGCTATGAAACTAGATAAAGAATTCCTTAAACTACAGCAGTATATAGAGAAAATGTCTAGAATGAGAGAAAACACGATAGCTAGAAATCATAAGAAGGTGTTAGATAAACTAAGAAAAAGACTAGCAAGATTATATGAACTATACGAAATAAATGGCCAATTAACTTATGATGAAATGGTTAAATATAATAGGCTGCAAAAACTAGATAGAGAAGTAGAGAAGATAGTAAAGGGACTTTATAAAGATAATACAAAGCTAATAAGAGGCCATTTAAGGGCTATTACAGGGGAAACCTATACAAATACTATAGAGCTACTAGAAACAGCCTCTAAAAGGCGCTTAAAAGGTATAGTGAAGGAGTTAGACGTAACCAAGACGGTAAATGAACAGATGGCAGGTTTGAATTGGGCAGAGAGGATGGGGAAACATAGAAATGATGTAATTTGGGATATACAAAAAGAAATAAAAAGAGGATTAACTCAAGGTGACACATATGGAACTATGGCTAAGAGGTTAAAAAAAGAATTAGAGGTGAGTACAAGTAAATGTAACACAATTGTAAGGACAGAAAGCCATAGGGTACATGCACAGGCTAAGGTTGATACCTTAGATAGTATTGTAAAGCATGGTGTAAAAATGACTAAAACATGGTTAAGTTCAAGAGATGAAAGAGTAAGAAGTCAACACGCTTCAATGCATGGTGTAACTATACCCTATGAAAAAGATTTTATATTACCTGATGGAAGTAGAGGAAAGGCTCCAGGGTTAACAGGAGAGCCGCAACATGACATTAATTGCAGATGCATTATTACTGTAAATGTAGAATAAAGCACCTTTAAGGTGTATTCTTTATATAAAAATTTAAGGAGGAATAGTTTATGAAAAAGTACAATGCAACTTTAAGGGGCGTAAGCAACTTAAAGGGGCTACCTAAGATGAAATTACAGTTATTTGCTGATAGTGAGAACACAGACGATTTAGATATAGAAGATAAGGCAAAAGATACAGAAGAAAAACAAGAAACTAAAACATATACACAAGAAGAACTAGACGAGTTATTACAATCCGAAACAGATAAAAGGGTAACACAAGCACTAAAGACAGCAAAAGCTAAATGGGAGAAGGAATACAAGGAAAAGCTAGAGAAGGAGAAGAAAGAGGCAGAACGATTATCTAAGCTATCAGCGGAAGAAAGGGAGAAAGAACTACTCAAACAAAAGAAAGAAGAATTAGCAGAAAAAGAAAGAGCAATTAGAATAAAGGAATTACATTTAGATACTATTGAAGTATTAGCAGAGGAAGGTTTACCTGTAGGGTTCGCTGAATTCCTTATAAAGGACAATGCGGAAACTACAAATGAGAATATAAAGAAGTTTAAGAAAGAGTGGCAAGAAGCTTTATCAAAAGCAGTAGATGAAAGAATAAAAGGAAAATCACCAAGATTGCCAGGAACAAAGTTAGAGAGTGAACAAACAGTAGACTTTATGAAGTTAGCCAGTGAGGCAAGTATTAGAAAATAGGAGGTATGAATAATGACTTTTAATCCAGATAATGTATTATTGCAAGATGCTAAGACAGGACAAATTCCAAGTGAAGAGGGTACACTGATATTAAAAGACTTTTTACAGAATTCTGTTGTAGCACAATTGGCAAAACCAGAAGCTATGACTAAGCCAGTAAAAGAGTTCACTTACTTAGCAGAAGGACCAGGAGCTTATTGGGTAGATGAAGGAGAAAGAATTCAAACTAGTAAAGCTACATGGTTGACAGCTAAAATGGAAGCTAAGAAGCTAGGGGTAATCATACCAGTATCTAAGGAATTCCTAAGATATACAGTTGCTGACTTCTTTACCCAAATGAAGCCAGCAATAGCAGAGGCATTTTATATTAAGTTTGACCAAGCTGCACTATTTGGTAATGATTCTCCATATGCAGTAGGCGTATCTGTATGGGAAAATATCGAGGCAAGTGGTAATAAGATAGAACAAGGAGCTAGAGAAAACTTATATCTTGACCTAAACGATTTAATCGCTTTAGTAGAAGATGGAGACAATGACCCAAACGGATTTATTACTACTAGAAGATTTAGAAAAGACCTTAGGGGAGCAGTAGACAATAATAACTTACCAATATTCAATGATGCAAGAGGTGGAGTAACAGCGCAGGCATTAGGGCTACCTATAGGATTTGCTGACGGTAAGAGCTGGGATTATGATAAGGCTCAATTAATAGCTGGTGATTGGGATTATGCAAGATATGGAGTATTACAAGGGATTGAATACTCAATAAGTGAAGATGCTACATTGACTACTATAGTTGATGGAGAAGGAAATCCAATCAACTTATTCGAGAGAGATATGTTTGCTTTAAGAGCAACTATGCACGTAGCATTTATGACACTTAAAGAAGATGCTTTTGCTGCATTAATACCTGAAATACCTGAAGCAAATGGCGGTGGAGCAAATGGCGGTGGAGCAAATGGCGGCGGAGGTGGAGTAGAAGGGTAAACCTTCTATTCCTATTTCCTTTTTAGGAGGGATAAAATGAAACTGATTAAAGGGAATAAAGTAATAAATGCAACAAAAAAAGCCTATGAAGTAGTTTATAAACACTTAGGCTATAAAATTTACAATAATGAGAAAAACGACCTCACAGAACAGCCTAATAACGAAGATAAAGAGGGTATTAATACAATAGGTATAGACAACATAACGAAGGCTGAAATTATTGAGAAATTGACGGAAAAGGGCATAGAACACAATCCAAGAGACAAAAAAGAAGTATTATATCGTTTGATGATTGAAGGGGATTAATATGACACCAGAAGAAATTAAACAAGCTTATTTAGAATGGATAGAAGATTATTGCAACAATAAGTTTGATAAAGATAATCTTCCAGGCGGTGTAGAGTTAGCCCTAGAAAAGCTAGTAGAAATAGACCCGATGGATTTTAATATAACAAGCGAGAAACTATCCGATATGAGCCAATCCTATGCTAATGATGGGAATATCCCTAAATTTATATTAAAGTGGCTTAGTCCATATAAAAGGTTGAGGAGTCTATGAAAATACATGATGAAACTAAAGTGCCACAGTTTTTAAAGATGCTAGATGAACTGTTTAACACTCACTTAGAGATAGGTATATTTTCAGATGGTAAAGGTGGAGAAAGGCACAATAAAGACAGTGATATAACGGTACTAGGAATAGCTACAGTACATGAATTTGGTGTAGAGATTAAAGTTACAGATAAAATGAGAGGATATTTACACAGCATAGGAATACATCTAAATCCTAACACAAGAACAATAAAAATACCTGAAAGAAGTTTTATAAGAGCAGGATATGACCAAGAGAAAGAAAACATAATTAAACAAAGTGAAAAGTTATTAGAAAAGGTTATGAGATTAGAGTTGCCTGTAGATGCGTTTTTTAACACTTTAGGAGAAATAATTGTAGGCAGAATACAAGAATATTTAACTGATTTAAGGACACCTCCATTACACCCAGCTACTATTGCAAGGAAAGGTAGTTCAAACCCTCTTATTGATACTGGAAGACTTAGGGATAGTATCACCTATAAGGTGGTGAGAAAGTAATGTTTAATTTTAAAAGATTGATAAATAAATATAGCAAAGAGCCAGTTTATTTATTAAGAGAAACAGAGGGTTATTATGATTGGGAACAAGGTGGAATATGGGTGCCCGGTGGAGAAGAAATAGAGATAGAAGGAGCAGTAGTGCCTCTATCGAATGAGGATTTGCAATTTGATGAGGGAGGAACTTACACAACAGAGGATAGAAAGTTGTATTGCTATGAGGAAATAGACAAGGGAGAAAAAGTTAAACATAAAGAAAAAACATACACAGTAATAGAAAAGAAAGATTACAGTGGCTTTGCTGAAGGTTTAAGGATTTACTTTATAAAAAGAGCAGGTGATTAGATGGATTTACGAGAGTTAAGGAACCAAATAATATATAAATTATTTTTATACATGGGAATAC